GGTAGCACCGATGGAAGATATTAACCTACACTTTACAGGTGACTTCCATGCTATTGCTTCGGCCCATAACCTATTAGCTAGCCTAGTAGACAACCACTTGCACTGGGGTAATAAGCTAGGGTTAGACACTAATAATATCACATGGCGTAGAGTTAGTGACATGAACGATCGTGCGCTACGCGACGTTTGTGTAGGTCTAGGCGCCCATAACAGCGTTACACGGCAGACGGGATTTGACATTGTAGTAGCGTCTGAAGTAATGGCTATTCTATGTTTAGCTAATGACTTTAAGGACCTAAAAAAACGTTTGGGCAAGATCACTGTAGGGTATACTTTAGATGGTAAGCCTGTTACAGCCAAAGATCTTAAAGCACATGGTGCCATGGCCGCCTTACTAAAAGAAGCAGTTAAACCTAACCTAGTGCAGACCCTAGAAGGTACTCCTGCACTAATCCACGGCGGTCCATTTGCCAACATAGCACACGGTTGTAACAGTGTTATTGCTACTAAACTGGCTATGAAGTTATCTGACTACGTAGTAACAGAAGCAGGCTTTGGTGCTGACCTAGGTGCTGAGAAGTTTATTAACATTAAGTGCCGTAAAAGCGGTCTTAGACCTGACGTAGTGGTGCTAGTAGCTACTATTAGGGCCGTTAAACATCAAGGCAACTACGATAACCTGGACAAGCATATTGCCAACATTAAGACGCATTACAACTTGCCTTGTGTAGTTGCTATCAATCGTTTCAAAGATGACACAGACCTTGAGATTGCGGAATTAATTACACACGTTAACGAAACATTTGACATTGAAGCAGTTGAGTGTACACACTTTGCTAATGGTGGCTTTGGTGCAGAAGAACTAGCACACGAAGTTATTATAGCGATTGATCGATCAAAACACCAGATGGCATTGACCTACGAAGATAGTGATACATTGTTTATAAAACTTAATAAAGTAGCGCATAAGATCTATGGCGCACATAGTATTGATATGGATGCTAAGGTAGTAAAACGCCTAGCTGAACTGCAAAAAGACTACGGACATTATCCTATTTGTATTGCTAAAACACAAAGCAGTTTCAGTGATGATCCTGCTAATAAATTAGCCGCAACTGAAGGTCATGTCTTAACAGTGCGTGAATTAAAACTATGCACAGGCGCTGAATACATCGTAGCAGTCTGTGGCAACATTATGACCATGCCAGGCTTACCAGCTAGACCAAACGCAGAAAAGATTTCAATTGACAAGAATGGTAATATAGAAGGGTTAGATTAGTTTTCCATCACACGCTATTGTCTAGCTCCTTGTGTGATGGATCTTTAAGCCCAAGTGGAAACATTTGGGCTTCTTTTTATGTACATAACAAGGAATGTCGTTTATAGTTCCCGGCTCCCCCAATCAATTTCCCACAGTTAACACAAGTAAATTTTGGTTTAGGCTTTTTTAAAGCGGCCGAAATCTTAGACTTATGTTCTTCTGAAAATGTTTTTCCTGTATTTGCCATAGCAATCTTTTCAGCTGTTTGTGGAGAGCACGGGTGTGATTTTCCTTTGTTCCATGCTGTATTTCCTTTATTTTTTCCTATATTAGATAATCTAATTTTTTCTTTAACTTCTTTGGGTTGCGTTTTACCTTTATGTATCGACGGTCTACCTTTGAGAGCTTTTGAAATTTTCTTACCAAATCCCTCAGGTTTCTTTTTCCCTTTAAGAGTATTTGATATTTTTTGTTTAGTTTCAATTGAAACTACTAATTCTGATCTTATTTTTTCAAACACTCTACTAGATATAGGTGTATTGTATCTTTTATTTGTATGATGAGTACGCATAAGACTTAACGCATAACACATACTTCTTCGTTCTTTTCCTGCGGTTATTTTTATCAATAACCAATGACAAATAAAATGTTCTCTTGCTGTTAAAGAAACAATATTTTCTGTTGAATTATCTCCACCTAAACTTTTCGGAACAATATGATGTTTCTCAATATAAGTTTCTTTTGGTAAAGTTCTTGACTTAGCTCTATTAATTAAGCTATAATATATATTGTGATATTTGTTTTCGATGAATGCCATAATTTTACCTTAAATACAATTACTAATATTATTTATGCCTATAACCTATCAATATGTAGAAGACTATTTAGAACTGCTCGGCGGCTATGATGCCACTAGCTCAAGTGCCCTGCTGTATCCTAGTAACAAAGTAATCAGTTTGGCTCGCTACGACGTTGCTATTGTAGATAGTATGAGTTCACACACAGTATTTGGCGGAGTACTTACGGATAGACAAGCCGACTTATGTATTAGACTTGTGCTTAAATATCGCAGACAGTTTGCTAAAATTAATGTAGACGTTACTCCAGTCGAAACTCCAACATTCCGTCATCCGCCACGTAAGTTAGATCGTAGTCGCCGTATTTGGTTAGATGATCAAAAGATTGGGCTACGATTCCCCTACGATCGTGCGCTAATAGACAGCATACAGGCCTACAAAAAAGATAGTCAAGGTAGTGCGCAATGGGATAATGATGAAAAGGTTTGGTGGCTAGGTCTAACTGAAGCCAATGTTAATTGGGCAGTGGCATGGGGTGAAGCATACAACTTTGAAATTGACCCATTGGTGCGCAACTTGTTTGACAAAATATTAGAGTGCGAGCAAACGCCTTATGAGATCAAACTTGTACGAACTGTAGACGGATACGCAATTACTAATGCTGCTAACAGTTTAGTTGATTATATAAATGATCAGTTAGGCGGCTTTGGCATAGAAAACGCAGTTAAACTTATTGACTATTCGGGTGTCTTAGGATATACATATGACGACAATCTAGCACGTCCGGCACTGTTAGATCTGTTTAAAGATCAGCGCAATGCGCATGTAGTTCCGGATGCTGAACATGCTAACTTAGATCTAATATTCCAGTACGCTGAATTGACTAACCGATATCCAGTATGTATATATGATCCCGGCCTTAAAGGAGTAGACATGAGTCGCTTTGAGGACAAGGATATACTTAGATTTAATACATCTGGTAAAACAAAGACTAGCGATTATAACATACATGATGTTAAAGTAGTATATGCTAACAAGATTCCTGCAACTTGGAATTACGACATTCCCTTGTTAGTTAGTACACAAGAGTTGATGTTTGGCGGTAAACGGATGGAATGGCTCAATCGGGCAGAAAAGATAATCTACTACTGTAACACTTTACTAAGAGAACCTAACTAATGGCTGTGGCCAAATTAATAATTAAAGACGAAGTAAATGTAAAAATTGAAGGCTTAGATCTTACTGAACGTAAGCATCTTAGTAATAAATTCAAATATGACATTCCGGGTGCTCGCTACTTACCAGCAGTTCGACTAGGACGATGGGATGGCAAGGTTGCATTTTTCCAAATGGGCGGCAGTACGTACACTAACCTATTGCCAGAAATACTTCCGTATCTAGACGAGCGTGGATATGACATACAATTAGAAGACCTCCGTGATTATCGTACGCAATACCAATTTGATCAAGTAACAGAAAACACCTTTGCACACAAGGTATGGCCAGAAAAACATCCAATGGCCGGCCAACCTGTGGTATTACGTGACTATCAAATTGAAATTGTAAACAACTTTTTAAGTAATCCGCAGAGCCTACAAGAAATTGCCACAGGTGCAGGCAAGACCTTAATGACAGCGGCGCTAAGTTATAGCTGTGAACCATACGGTCGCACCATTGTTATTGTACCAAATAAATCGTTGGTAACACAAACAGAAGCAGACTATATTAATCTAGGCTTAGATGTGGGTGTGTACTTTGGTGACCGTAAAGAGTTTGGAAGACAACATACAATCTGTACTTGGCAAAGCCTAAACATCATGCTAAAGAATACCAAATCAGGCGAAGCTGATATTAGCATCGGTGAGTTTATTGAAGATGTTGTGTGTATTATGGTTGACGAAGTACATATGGCCAAAGCAGATGCGCTTAAAACACTACTTACTGGAGTAATGAGCCACATACCAATTCGGTGGGGACTAACAGGGACCATTCCCAAAGAAGACTACGAATTTGTTAGCCTTAAATGTTCGATAGGAGATGTTATTGGTCGACTAAGTGCTAGCGAACTTCAAGAACAGGGTGTATTAGCTAACTGTCATGTAAATATTCTACAACTTATAGATCATGTAGAATATAAAGATTATCAAAGTGAATTGAAATATCTATTAGAAACAGATGCAAGGTTAGACTATATTGCTAATCTAGTAGAAAACATTCGAAAGGATGGCAATACATTGATCTTAATTGATCGTATTGTTCCCGGTAAAGCGTTAGTGGAGAAAATTAAAGATGCTGTATTCGTTTCAGGAGGCACAAAAGCCGACGATCGCAAAGAGAGCTACGACGAGTTTGCGACAAAAGATAATATTGTTGCTGTCGCTACTTATGGTGTCGCCGCTGTTGGTATTAATATTCCTCGTATTTTTAACCTTGTTCTTGTTGAGCCTGGCAAAAGTTTTGTTAGGGTTATCCAGAGCATTGGTAGGGGTATTCGTAAAGCAGAAGACAAAGACTTCGTCCAAATCTGGGACGTAACATCAACTTGTAAATTTGCCAAACGGCACATTACAACCCGTAAGAAATATTATAATGATGCAAACTATCCGTTTGTAGTTGAAAAAGTGGAGTGGCAGTGAAAAAACTATTAGTAGTTGGGTGTTCATTTGCTAAAGGCGCAGGATTAATAAACGAACATAACAATGAATCGTTATGGGTAAATCAGTTACATAAGCAATGTTGGCCAGACTATCAGTTGACAAATTTAAGTAACATAGGTAGTAATAATGATTGGATTTTCCTTGAAACACTATCGGCGTTAATTAAAGAAAAATATGACTTAGTATTAGTTGAATGGACTGCAATACCTAGATTTAATTTTAATATAGGATTAGAATTATATCATACCCGCACTATGTTTATGGATATGGATATGGATATTAACATCAACAATGAAACAGTATCGGGTAAATGGTTATCGAAGTTAGGAAATAATCTAAAAAGATACCACAATGATCATTGGGATATCTTAAACTTAATAAAATATATTAACACGTTAATTGAGATACAACGATCTCGAGATAATAATATATTTTTTGTAAATGGATTGACTCCGTGGCCAAAAAATTATTTTACTAAAAAAGAATGTACGTTACCAAGCGAATTATCCGAATTTGAAAGAAGAATACTTAATGTAGATACCCGCGACGACGAAGAAATATTCAAGTTGTATAATAAAATACACAACGATTATCAATTGTACGGAGGAATACATGAAGAGTATTGGTTAAATCTTTACGATTCGTTACGCAGTTTACAGATAGATGACGCCAGCAGTACAGACCAACACCCGGGCTTATTAAGCCAAGATGTTTTTGTCAAAAAATTAAAACAAAATATTTGAGGAAACACATGCACATCTTAACCTTAGAAAATCAAGCATTTGAAATGAACGAAATACCAGACGAAGTTGAGGATCTGCGTTTTGCAATATTAGATAACAGTGATCCAAAGAATCCAGATTACTTTTTTATCCCACTTATCTTCTTAGAAAGTTTTAACAGCCCGGCATTGGTTTTGAGTATCGGCGGCAACATAGTTAAAATGCCAGTAGATTGGCAGATTTTAATTGGAGAACCAGATTTTGGTGACCTAGAAGTAATACCATTGACTAGTATTAATGATCGAGGCTTTAGTGCTTATACATTTAATCCGTTGGGTAGCTTTAAACCTGAATTTCACCCTATTGAAATAATTGACATTTATCAAGATGTCAAATGGTACTTTCCTAAACTTAAACCCGGACAGATGTTAGCAGTGCCTATTACCGCAGGCGAGAATCCGCTGTGTGCTTACTTCGTCAAAGATATCAGTCGCCAAAGCGAAGTGGTGGACTATGGTAAAATATGGTAACTAAACTCAATCCAGCTGTGATAACAGACGATATGATGTATGAAGGTAATGTTCAACCCTTGGACAATGATGCACTAGAGCGTATAACTAAAGAAATGACCAAACAGAGAGTTAGTGAGCATGTACAACGTGTGCTAGAAGATAAGCTATGGGGCGAGATACGCCGTGCGGCCAAGACAAATAACGCTTTACAATCGGCCCTAGAAGAATGTATAATTATATATAAGCTATCGAAGGAATACAAAAATGGCATTTGATCCAAGACAATTTAAACAGAAAAAGAAACGTGCTGTAGATCCTAACGCACCACCTCGCCCTAATCTAATGTCGCACGATAAGGTAATTCGTGAGCAGAAAGATGTAATTAGAGCACTTGAAGATAGACTAATTAAACAAGCAGATGACATTGCGGCTCTTAAAATTAGTTATAGAGACATGCAACAAAGTATTAACCAAATTATTAACGTCTTACGTAGGAACAAGTAATGGCTGCAGACTATAACAGTCCACTGTACATCGGTAACGAAATGGCCGCGTTCGATCGCAAGGATCGTAAGTACTATGACAAGTTTACTGATGAAGAACGCAAACAGTTCAGCACATATTTAATGTTAAGATATGGTGCTAGTACAGAAGGCAACGTGGACTTTCAAAGTTATTATCTGCTGGCTACCAATGAAAATGTAAACAAACATTTCTTTGATCTAAACAAGCATCCTAAACTTCAATGGTTGTTATGTACCACTGTTAGTCCTAATATGGGCAAACAAAAACACTACTGGCAACCTGCTAAGAAGAAAGAAACTAACAACAAGGCAGTTAAATTTTTAACTGCGTTGTATCCAGAACTTAAAGATGACGAAATTAAACTACTAGCGGAACTCAATGATAAAAGAGATCTTACAGACATGGCACGAAAACTCGGCTGGGATGACAAACGCATCAAATCCGACTTATAAGTGTAAGTATTGTGATAAAGAATACCGTAAGGAATCAACTCTTACGGCGCATCTTTGCGAGTCCAAACGACGCTGGCAACAGGAAAAAGAAGTAGGTGTGCAGTTTGGACTTCAAGCATATCTTCGATTTTATGAAGTAACGCAGGGCAGTGCCAAATTAAAATCATATGCAGACTTTGCAACTAGCCCGTACTATTTGGCCTTTGTGGCATTTGGACGTCACATGGTGGCTATACGTGCAGTAAACCCACGAATGTTCATTGATTGGGTGATTAAAGAAAATAAAAAACTTGATCATTGGACACATGAAAAAGTATACTTAGAATACCTACATGCTTATCTTAAAAAAGAAGCAGTACAGGACGCAATAGAACGTGCCCTAACAGAGATGCAGGATTACGCAGATGAGATTAAAACCCTTGCCAGTTTCAATGACTATTTCAGATATGGTAATGCAAATCGCATTTGCTTTCATATTACCAGTGGTCGTATTAGTCCTTGGATTGTTTACAATTGCGATAGTGGTGTTGAATTTCTTAGCAATCTCACTGAAGAGCATATCGCAATGGTTATGCCGTGGATAGATCCAGATTTTTGGCAACGTAAATTTCAAGATTATGTAGCAGATACTGAATGGGTTAAGATGATACTCAAAGAAGCAGGATTATAATGGATCAAGAAGCAATAGAAGTATTAAAAGCTATCAAAGGCGAAATTGTAAAATTGAGAAATGATTTTCTAATGTTACGAGTAGCTGTAGAAGCTATCGAAGCAGAAATTAAAAAACCCAAAGCGGCCCCACAACAGACAACCGGGTTAGGTGAAATGTTTGGTGAAAGGACTAAAATTGAAAAACTTTAAATCAGACATCGACATTGACTTTGCAGATCGTGATAAGGTAATTGAGCTACTCGATGTTACTCCTGCTAGTATCTTACGTGACGGTCAATTAGTTAGACATAACACAGGCGTGTATGCTACTGATATTCCTGTAGATCCATTTAGTGGACAAGCAAGTTTAGATCATAATAGTGCAGAGGATCGTAGCTATGTTAAACTAGACTTTCTTAATGTTAATCTGTACAAACAAGTTCGCAATGAACAACACTTAATTGAACTTATGCGTGAACCTAACTGGGCACAATTATATGATCCAGAAGTCTGCGCAAAATTAATGCACGTTAATGGGCATTATGATTTGTTACTACAGATGCCCGAACCTGTGGATACTATTGCTAGACTGGCTATGTTCTTAGCTATCATACGTCCAGCTAAACGCAATCTGGCTGGCAAGACTTGGAAAGAAGTAAGTGCTACTGTGTGGGATAAACCTGCAGATGATACTTATTACTTCAAACGTGCCCATGCCGTTTCCTACGCACAACTTGTAGTCGTTAATATGAATTTATTAGTAGAACAACAAACGCAATCATAGCGTGTGCTTTTTTAATTATTATACTAAATAATAGTATGATAACATATCCAAGAAAGTGTCCTGTATGTGAATACATAGCAAATAATCCTGCTATGTATTCTTACCATAAACAAACTCATCAATCTATTCCAGCAGATACCTTATGTCATTTTGGCTGCGGTAATACAGCTACCCATCGAAATACTGGCGGCAAGTATACTTGCAAATCAAAATATCAAGAGTGCCCTTCTTATATAGATCAATTAAGTAATCGAACAAAGAAAAGTTGGGAAGGTGCTATTAAAAGAAAAGAAGAAACAAAAAAATGTTTCTATGAGCATTGTAGCGGAAACGAAATTGCTCGCAAAAAAGCAAAACAGTCTATTAAAGAAAAATGGGGAGATTTTACCCCAGAACAAATGAAAGATTTTAGGCAATATGCTAGACGTATTAGAGTTAGAGCACAGCGATGGGCAAAAGCACAAGGATATAGTTTAGGTCAGCGAACATATCATGTTGATCATAAGTTTAGTATATGGGATTCATGGTTGGCTGGTCTGCCAGAAAGTGTAGTAAATCATCCTGCCAATTTAAGAATTTTAGAAGCGAATGAAAATTCATCTAAAGGTGCTAAGAGTTTATACACTCTTGAAGAACTATTAATGTTAACTAACTAACCTACTTTGCGAATCAGTGTAATACTACGGCGCTTACTGCGTTTCTGAGCTATTTCTTTTAGACTAACGTAAGGGCCGTGCTGTATAAGAACGTCCTTGCTGTTGAATGTTTTTAAACAGGGTCTAAACTCTAC